GTCTTTAATGATAGTGTAAATGTAGGTATTCTTGCAAACAAAGCTGCAACTGCAAGAGAATTATTAGGTAGATTGCAAACAGCATATGAAAACTTACCTAAATGGATGCAGCAAGGTATATTATCTTGGAATAGAGGATCACTGGAGTTAGAAAATGGATCTAAAATACTGGCAGCATCTACCTCTGCAAGCGCAGTTAGAGGTATGTCTTTCAACATCCTTTTTCTGGATGAGTTTGCCTTTGTTCCTAATCATATTGCTGACTCGTTCTTTGCCTCTGTATATCCTACTATTACTTCTGGCCAAAACACCAAAGTCATCATAGTTTCTACTCCACATGGAATGAATCATTTCTATAGAATGTGGCATGACTCAGAGAAAGGAAAAAATGAATATGTTCCTACTGATGTTCATTGGTCTCAAGTTCCTGGTAGAGATGAAGTATGGAGAGAGCAAACTATTGCTAATACATCAGAACAACAATTTAAAATTGAGTTTGAATGTGAATTCTTAGGATCAGTTGATACTTTAATTGCTCCTAGTAAATTAAAAACTTTAGTATATGAATCACCATTAACCACAAATGCAGGATTAGATATATTCCAACAAACAAAAGAAAACCATGATTATATTACTACAGTTGATGTGGCAAGAGGAGTAGGAGCAGATTATTCAGCATTTGTAGTAGTTGATATTACAGAGTTTCCTCATCAGATAGTTGCAAAATATAGAAACAATGAAATCAAACCAATGATGTTTCCAAATGTAATATGGGAAGTAGCAAAAAATTATAATAATTCATTTATATTATGTGAAGTAAATGATATAGGAGATCAGGTTGCAAGTATTTTGCATTATGATCTTGAATATGAGAATTTATTAATGGCATCTATGAGAGGGAGAGCTGGTCAAATAGTAGGACAAGGATTTTCAGGTAAGAAAACTCAACTTGGAGTTAAGATGTCTAAGACTGTTAAAAAGATTGGATCATTAAATTTAAAGACTATGATTGAGTCTGATAAATTATTATTCAAAGATTATGATATATTATCTGAACTGACTACATTTATATCAAAGAGTAATTCATTTGAAGCAGAAGATGGATGTAATGATGACTTAGCAATGTGTCTTGTAATATATGCTTGGTTAGTCAATCAAGATTACTTTAAAGAATTAACAGATCAAGATGTGAGAAAGAGGTTATATGAGGAACAAAAGAATCAAATAGAACAAGATATGTCTCCTTTTGGTTTCATTGAAGATGGATTAGATGAAACTAGTTTCGTTGACCAAGAAGGAGATAGATGGCATACTGATGAATATGGAGATAGATCTTATATGTGGGACTATAGATGATGACATACGTTCTTTACAATAAAGACATGGAAACTCAGGGTTCTTTTGAATCAATACAAGAATTAAGAAATTTTTTATGTGATAGAAAATATGAAATGAACTGTGATAAAGAGATAGGTTGTACATTTGATTATATTAAATCAATCAATTGGTATTTTGATATATTAGAATGATATGGATATAGATGAGCAAATAACTTATAATCATCTATTTCTTAATGACAGAGTTTGTAGAACTTGTGGTGAAACTAAGAATCTTATAGATGGATTTTATTTAACTAGGAAGGATAGAGGAACTTTACCATCAGCATATTCATATGAATGTAAAGTGTGTACTACAAGGAGAGTTATAAAAAATAGAAAGAAACAAAGAGTCTTTTCAGATTGGTTATATCCTGATTGGTAATTGTTCATGCATGGCTTCCCCTCTGAAAAAGTTAAAAACAATAAATATTTTCAGATAAACTGAGAAATTTTAAGGGGAAAAAAACATGGCTACTCCTCAATTGTCTCCTGGTGTATTAATCAGGGAAGTTGATCTTACAGTAGGAAGAGCTGAGAACGTATTAGATAACATTGGTGGAATTGCAGGTCCATTTGTAAAAGGTCCTGTTAATGAAGTCACTCAAATCAATACATCACAAGGTCTTATTGATACATTTGGAAAACCACAATCTGCAAATGCGCAGTATGAGTATTGGATGACTGCTTCATCATTCCTTACTTATGGGGGAGTTCTTAAGATAGTTAGAACAGATGATGACAATTTAAACAATGCAAATGCTGGTGTAGGTATTGCATCAACAACTTCAGCAAAGATTAAAAACTTTGATGACTATGAGGCAAATTTTAAAACTGCAACTAATTTTACATATGCAGCAAAAACTCCTGGTTCTTGGGCAAATAATTTAAAAGTATGTTTTATTGATAATGCTGCTGACCAGACACTAGGAATCACAACTGATAGTCCAAGCACTGCTGGTATGGTAGTTGGATTTGGTGTGACAACAGCAATAAGTGCTGCAACAATACCAGGAGATGGAACAACATCAACCTTTACTGGATATCTCAAAGGCATTATTACTGGTGTTTCTACAGATGCAACTGGTAAAGCATCAACAATTGATGTTAAGGTTCTATCAAGAGTATCATATGCTGGTACAGAAACTAAGATTGATTACTCTGAGGGTGATCCTAACAAGTCATTTGAATCTGGTGAAACATTGTTCTTTGTAAACAATGCTGGTATTAATACTGGTGGTGGCGGGGCAACAGGAAGATCTGAACCAATTGCATCACAAACTGATTGGTATGATTCACAAACTCTTGGATTAACTAACTCAACTGTTTTCTGGAAAACTGTAGCACCTAAACCATTAACTAGTAACTTTGTTGCTCAGAGACAAGGTAAAAATGATTCAATGCATGTTGTAGTCATAGATGACACAGGAAGCATAACAGGTATACAAGGTAATATTTTAGAAACACATTTAAATCTCTCTAAGGCAAAAGATGCTATAGCAGATGGTGAAACAGGTAAGAAAACTTATTATAAAGATTTTCTTGCTTTAAGTTCATCTCAAATCTATGCTGGATATAACCCATCTCAAGCACATGATGCTTATTTCAATACTACACCAATAGTAAATGGGTTTACAGGATCAGGAACAAGTCCAAACTATACTAAGTTCTCAGTAGCTGATGGTACTTGGGGACAAGATGCACAAGGAATAAACTTTGCTAGTTTAGGAAATGTATCTTATACATTCACTGGTGGAAAAGATTATAGTTCTGGAACAGGTAACTATACAGCAACACTAGGTGGACTATTAACATCATATAATCTATTTGAGAATAGAGATGATGTAGCAGTTGACTTCTTGATGATGGGTCCTGGTTGTTCTACAGAGCAAGAATCACAAGCAAAAGCAAACTTACTGATTTCTATTGCTGGTAAGAGAAAAGATTGCATGGCAACAATTAGTCCACATAGGGCAAATGTTGTTAATGTAACTAATGCAACAACACAAACTAATAATTTGCTGAAATTCTTCAGTCCATTATCATCCTCATCATATGCAGTATTTGACACTGGATACAAATACATGTTTGATAGATTCAATAATGAGTTCAGATTTGTCCCATGTAATGGTGACATTGCTGGATTGATGGTAAGAACTGGAATCTTTGCATTCCCTTGGTTCTCTCCTGCTGGACAACAGAGAGGAATCATCAATAATGCTATTAAATTAGCATACAGTCCAAGTAAAGATCAAAGAGATCTACTGTATTCTTCTAGAATTAATCCAATTATTAATCAGAAGGGAGCAGGTATACTTCTCTTTGGTGACAAAACTGGACTAGGATATGCTTCTGCATTTGATAGAATCAATGTTAGAAGATTATTCTTAACAATTGAACAATCACT